GGCATTGCTTTACGACCATTATTAGGGTCCCTTAACATGTTATCTACAAGACCATAATTTATAACATACTGAGTGTTTGGTATATATATACCCTCGTACCACACCTCATATGGCACCCTCACAACATCCTCTGCCCCTTTCCCACTGAGAGTCCAATAATCGTCTTTATCAATATATCGAGTTATTCCAGAGTGATACTTTCTGCGCCTCTTCATATCATACCGATTCGCTTTAAAAGTAAAATACATCACCTCTGTAGTGATATCCATATCGGCATCCGTCAATGTTGAATCTACATTGGCGTTTCTGTATCCAGCCAAACCTTTCAATACATCTGGGGGAATAGTCCCTTTTGCAATTCGACTAAGCTCTCCTATCGTCATTGCCTTATATTCTCCAAAATAAAAACAACCACTTCCATTTCGAGTCTTGTCGAGGTTTTGACTAAAAATGAAATTTCTTATATCGACATATCGGAACCGGACAGCTGTATTAGGGTCTTGCTCAACCTTTACAGCTCCAATGCTGTTTAAGGCTAAATCATTTACGACAAGGCTAAAAGTCTCTCTCCAATCATTAAACTCATAAACCTTTGATATTCCCAATTCTGCTGATATCTCCTGAGCTTGTTTATACTCCATCTGCATGTAAAGATCAAGCTCCTCTGCACTCTCAGGGATAAATCCTTTGGGCGTAAAATCCATACCCATCTGTTGTGAAGCATATTCTGCTTGTTTTTGGACAAGCATAGCCTTCTTCTTTTCTCTCTTAAACTGAGACCTTAAGTCTTGAGAATGAGCGTCTACTCCAGTAACACCCACTCTATACTTGTCGTAAGAGATACTCTGATTAATGGAGTTTATGAATTTTGGCATAGGAGAAGAATATCTCCAATTGATACCCATGGTAGAAACATCTTTTCTCTTTTTAAATAACTCCTGCAAATGAGATGCATCAACCTCGCCCTCCAAGTGAGAACGCATTAAATCCACCTCGTTTCTACGATAAGCCATTTTTGCTGATCCCCATTCATTGTCGATATATTGAGCCATGCGAACGCCAAAAGAAGGAGAATCTTTCACCGCATTAGATGAGGTCATATCAGGTAGTGTAGCAGCCATAATTACAATATTTTTTACAAATATAACATTTTTTTAATAAAGAGAGTAAAAATTAGCCACAGATAGTGATTTTTGTCCCTCTTTCGATTTTAGCCTTAATAGGTGTTTATTGGCGCCATAGACGGCCAAAGAACTTGCGACTGTGCCATCAAACTTTGTTCTGTTTGTAATATCGAATTTTAGCCAATCATACAGCAATTCATTAAATGCACAAGACCCTATTTCGCCAGGCTCCCGATAAGGATTACCTTCCTCGGCATAACCTATGTGCAGGTGTATATGCCTGTTTAAGAATGCGGCTTGGCTCATCAACAGATTAACATCCGTACTTGGGATTCCCCCATACATCCTCTCATCAAAAGATAATTTCAACTTATCCGGGCGTCTCATTGAGTATCTGGTAAGACCCTCCTTGTGCATTCTAACTAACAGCTCATTAATATTACTTTCAATCAAGCCCTGCATCCCATAATATACCAACACAGCCATGGCGTCTTCAAAAAATATATCCAGCAAGGGTGGTTTCCCAATGTATGAAAAAACAAAATCATTCTGGGGGATACCAGCAATACCATGGTCTCCAAAGAATCCTACTATAGAACCCTTAGATCCGGTGCCATACTTAGCTCTATTCAATTTATAGGGGTCAATCCCAACACACCCCAAATAGTCATTTGCCGGCGACTGTAGTCCCCCAGCGGTATGCATATTATTCGCAAACTCACTGACTGGATCTGGGAGCCACTTAACCTTAAACCGCCCAAGGGGATTTGGTTCAAAGTAAGCACCACTCCTGTTTAGCTTGTCTGCAAATTTAAAGTCGCCAACTACATATTGTTGCCGGCCATGAGCTATATGCAAGTCATCATTATAGTCAATTTGATCCTGTATCTTTAAAACATCAAAAATTGAATCCTTAGATGCTACACGAAACATATCATCTTCTGTGATAGGGTCTTTACGACGCTCATCGTTCAGCTCTGATGGGTTTGTTATCTTACTCCATTTAGAATATAAGTATTGTCTTACACCAACGCTCACAACTCCACCATCAATACCCTCAATAGGCTTTTCTGGCGTTTCAGATATGCAATTACCATATTTATCAATAAAGCCTTCATAATTATCTAAAGACGATATAAACACCTTATAGAGACCTGTTTTTGTAGACCCAAATTCATCCCTATTATTCAAATTCGATTCGTCAAACAACTTCTTGAACCTATCACCACTTTTAGCATCCCCGTCCTCATCCGGATCCTTTCCAGTAAAATATTCTACCGTTGACAACAAAAATGCTTTGCCTCTGACAATATTACCAGTCAGCAACGTTTTTCTAATCTTACTCCAATGTGTCAGAATATTACCCTTCTTCCACTTAGACAACTCATCCCCAATATAAAACTTAACTTTTAATGAGTCATAAGAGTCTTCGTCTGTTGCTTGGTACCCTATCTCTGTGTTCAAATCGTCATAAACGGCTTGTTCCTTTTGGTTCTTTTTTGTAGTCCTCAAGCTTGGGGTTGTAAAACTAAGAACCTTCCCCAGACCCTCTCCTGTATTCAATGGTTTAAAGAAAAATGGCATATGCTTAAACATATGCTGAATCTTTTGAAAAACCTTTTTGGCATCCGGGTCTTTTTTTGATGTCAATCCGTATATATCATCCCTGGTGCTGATTCCTTTTGTCAACAGGAATGCCCCGGCCACATACGTAGCTCCGGTACGCCTGGTTTTGCCTAATATCGTGCCAAGGGTTCTTGGGTCCAGCCAAACCGCCTCGAGAAATAAAAATAAATCCCGGTGAGCTTTTCTAAAATGAAAATGCCCGTTATCATCAGCGTCGGTTTTGTAGTGAGTCAGGAGCATGTAATTAGATCCGGTTATATAAGTTTGCTCACCGTTATTATAAAACCAATACCCATGGTCTCTTCTTTGAAACTCCTCCTCTATTTCATCAGCATACAGGTGGGCGTTTTCAGGCGTTAGCTCCGTAGATGTCTCTGGGCGCTCCCAATATTGTAAATGTTTTCGTTTTCGGTGGTTAGGAAGCTTGCTTTTAGGAGGAGCCTTTGGCAGAGCAATTCTTAATCCAAAAACCTCCACGATTTCTCCAACCGTTCCGTCATAGCTGATAACTACGGCATCAAGGTCTTTATTATACCCGGGCTTGTATTTACCCTTAACGGGCGGGTGAAAGCCTTTGTATGCATGATCCTCAGACAAGCCAACCTGGAAATCGGACGTCTTTAAAGATGGAACCCCTTCCCCGCTCTGAATAGACTCCAGGACCCCTCTCAACTCTATACTACCGGCAAGTATTTCGTCAATATAATCATACGCAACCTGCTTGGCATCAATAGCACTATTTTTTGTATCGACGCCCCACGCTTTATCGATCTTCTGGGTCATTACAGATGATAACTCGTCAATAGCTATATCTGCAGACCCCACAAGCTTTCTTATCGTAGAACTATACCATTTCTCGTTTTTATGGCGCAAATATTCACCTTCAACACTCTGCAGCTTCCCAAGTAAGTATCTGGATCGAACAAAGGCATTCTTTTTTGTTTTTACAGCCCCCTTTACAAACCTATTCTTATCGTCATCAGGATCTACGTCCATAGGCGCATCAAGGACTTTTATCAGCTCTTCAACTGACGCCCTCAATGCTTTTACCCTATTTCTGTTGTCTTTATTCATACACACCGGTTATCCAGCTAGAGAACATGCAATAAAGCATTTCCTCTCCCACCTCAAATTTGTATTCTGAGTTTTTCGAGAATATTATTTTAGACCCCTCGACCACTCCATCTTTACGAAGAGATTCATTACTATAGACGATCTCGCCCACGTGCTTCACTTCTTTTTTATTATCAGGAATCTCAAGAAATGTATCATACTTTTTCTCAAAAACAGGCCTAACAAAACAGATACCATCAAGAGCTATAAACTCCCCATCACGAATGACAGCGTAAGCCAACGGCCACCCCTGGTCAACTGGAACCCGATACACTCCATTCTCCTTGTCAACCAAAAATGATGACTCAAGGTCGGCATGGGAGTCGTCCATAATAGTTACGCTAACAATATTGTGATGGAAAAACAGAGTATCCCCTGGTCTTACATCAATTGGGCAATCGTCAGGCACGGCCAAGACCTCTCCATAACGAACAGTGTTTTTTACCTGTTTGATGTTTTGAGATAAGAATATTTTTAGGCCACTATTTAAATTAATGCTGTCCTTATATGTGCGCTCCGATTTGATTAAAATATCTCTTACTGGCTTCATTCAGCTCTTTTTAATAGGTCCATAAAATCCTTCTCTCCTTCTGCCAATTCATACGGAACGACCTTCCATATCGCAGATTCCCCATCCGAATTAGAAACCCAAACCTGGTACTCCAATCGACCGAATTGATTTTCTTTTAACGTTATTTTTGAAACTGAGATTACTCCGTCTGACGTTTTAAGTTTGTCTCCAACTTTCCTTATGTGTGGACCATCGTTCGTCACAAAGTAACGAATAGCCCTAAAACTACTATCTTCCATATTTATTTTGTTTAAATTTGATCAACAATATGGCCCCTGGCAACAGCCGTAAACGATATTAGACCAGTGAGGTCATCTTGAATTATTAACTGCAAACTTTCATCTTTACCCCCATCGAGCCGTATGGCAACCCCATTCCCCCCCTGTCCGTTCATATACTTAGACGCTCTCAACCCATATTGGCCAGCTGGAGCCTTGTCAGTGTAATTCATAACAGCCCTCTTTGACAAGTCTCCATTAGTCTTTGCGTTAAATATAGTTATATATCCACTACTATCAAGTCTTTTACGCAAAACAACACCCTTGGTTAGCTCCGGGATACCTCCAAAAGTTCCATCATCCATGTCATCTTCGTCAAGCATAAAAAACCCAATAACATTTATGTCAACAACAGCGCCTGGAGGGGGAGCAAAATCCGCAACAACAGGGGATACACTTCCATCCACCGCCAAATTAATGGTTCTTGACTCTATTATAGCATCCAAAGAACATGAACAATCAATTGGCGTATCCATAGTCAACTCATTGACGTTGATACTCAGAACTTGCGCCTGATAAGCACGAAGCCCATACTTAATAACGATGTAATCACCAACAATCACGTTAGATGCATCTACTACATCAACTATATATGAGCCAACAATTGGAGTTTGAGATAACTCCAATATTTCTTTCGGGATTGGCACGTAATAATCTATGATATTAGTGGTTGCATCCTGCAAAAACACATCACCGGTCGTCTTAAACACAACCTTGGTCAAATACGAGAACGCATCCTCATATGTAGCAAAAGGGTTATTTTTTAAATCACGCAGATCATTATATTGACCAAGATACAGAGCTGTAGGCACACCCCCATAAGACAGATAAAAAGCCTTATCAGACGGTCTCACATATAATGAACATGACGCTGGATTATACATATAATCCCCATCACCATTCTTTACTACCAAAGAGGAGTGCTCTCGATATATTTGACACGGGACGCTCATAGCAATTAATCTGAGTTAGTTGTTCTGTTAATAAAGTCTTCATTAGACATATCCAAGGAGTTTATTCTTTCTTTATGAACAGGAGAAAGGTCTGTCCCGTCCCCAAGCTCAATAATCATGTCATTTTGAATGTTTTCACTCCGGATGTATAAATTATAAAAGGCCTCTTGATTTTGCTCAAGAGAGTTCATCCGCTCACCGACGCTCTTAAAAATTGACGTTAGAGATCTCTCAAGCTCTTTTTGATTAACAACCACCTCATCCAATGTTTTTTTAACCTGAGTGGCGCTTTCAATTGTAACAGTGACCGGGATTGTCAAGGCCACTGTTACTACTACTGTTAACACATAAGATACGACTTGCGGAGATACTCCTAAGAATCTGGCAATTGAAATAATTGACTGGATCATAAAAAAATTATTTTTCCTGTTTCTGTTGTTCAATACGTAAAGGGATACCGGATTTTTCAACAACCTTAAACAAATCGTTAACCTGCGCATAAGTCATGCCAGGGAACGAACCGTTGTTGAGTGTTTGCATCACTCTATTAAAAACCTCAACCGGCATAGCGATATGAGTGTTTTCTTGCTGAACTTGTTCTTCGGTACCTTTTTCGTCTTTCAATTTCTCTTGTTTTTTTTGTGCCATTTTAAAATTTGGTTTAATGCCTATAACGGACTTTGGTTAAACAAAAATGAATAATGCCAGTGCGAAGGCGACTATGACACCTGCGATGACATAAGGGGTGTAATTGGTTTTCTTTTCAGGGGCTTTTATGCTGCCTCCTGAATAATCCATGCGCTTTTCTTCGCGCTCTTTAAAATTGTACTGTGGTTTCATAATTATTTATTTTAGAGTCCGCCCCCACTATTGGGATCAAAGAATGTTGTAAATTCATAAGAGCCAAACAATTGCCATTCGTTATGATTTGTGTTGTAAAACTCTACCCTACATGTGTAATCTCTTTGTTCCTGAAATTGATAGTTTGGATTTTCGTTTATATAACCATACAGACTAAGCTCATTATTTGGATCATATTTCCTAAAGCTACTTTCTAAATAGCTCACGTTTAATAGCGATCCAGGAAGCGAATTAGGATCAATATTCCACCCATTATAGAAGTTAGCCCTGAATTGAATATCTACACTTTCCCCGATCACTCGATGAGTTCTGTCTAATCTATCATCATTATGGGTTATATATAGATATCCAGTTCCGGCAATACCGTCATTCACGAACATGAAGTTAGAAGTGACATAATAGGCTTCAGTACTGTCTCCACCGCCGGGGGGCTCTGCTGTCTCTGATATTATTTGAATATCTGTCCAGTTAAGATTTTCACCTAAAGCAGCTCGTGGTAATTCATATAAGAAGTTTAATCCACCTACATTCGACCAAGGTTTATAATAATCAACCAATCCAAATTTGAATGTTAAATATGAATTAGCTAAACCGGACAGATCTACTTCAACGACAGATTGTCCGTCCTGTGCACTTGCTGCATTAAAAGGAGTACCGTTCTCATATACCTGAACTCCGGGTCGAATACCGCTTCCGTACATATCGAAAACCGAAACCGATTCCCCGTTTTGATTTGCAATACCAATAATTATCCATTCGATTCCTGCCCTTAAATATCCAGGTTCTGGCCCTGTAAAAACTGGGTTCTGAGCATCGTGGGCATACCCCCTGAAATCGCCTAAGCGATAAGGGCCATTTATGCCACCGACCGGACGAATATAAGTTGTAAGAACTGTATCATCACCGTTCCACCCTGGAATCTGCAATCCCCACCCCGGGGCTGGCGATTCTATTCCACCCCCTCTTCCAACATCTTCAAAAGCAGGTGCTATATCAGGATCATTAACAGGCTTCCTCTTACTCCACATGTTAATATTAGCATGCGTACACAGCTCACTAACCTTATTAGTTGCCGCACTGAGCTCATTCTTGACGAGCGTTGTGCTTATATTTGTTGTTCCTAACGCCATATCAATTCATATTTTTTTCAAGATTGTTAATCCGTTTTGCCTGATCTTGTATTATCTCGTAAAGCTCCTGTATCCCCTTTGTTGCTGCCGTTGCTGCATACTCGCTGTAATTGATAGATAAGTAAGTGTCTTTTGTTTCTTTTCCTGACACGAATTGAGGGAACTGTTTTTGCAAATCCTGAGCAATCAACCCAGTTCTTACCTTCTTATTATCGTTGTCGTTACGGGTATAGTCGTAGATTGTGAGAGCGTTAAGACGCTCCAATACGCTATCGGCAGGTTTAATAATGCTTTTCAGTCGTGCATCGGAGTAGGCGGCGACTTCGCCGGAGGAGAGGATATTCCCGTTAACGTCTAAGGCTTCGGATGCAACTTCTGATGAATTACCAATTTTAATACCTCCTGAAGTAACAGATAATCTATAGCTGTTAGTAGAATCCCGCATTGATAACATTCCACTATCTGCATAACTGAATATATCTGCTAATTTTCCATTACTCTCATTATAAAATGCTATTGAAGGATTTCCAGTTCCAGAACGTTCTATCTTTAATGTTTCAAATTCGTTGTTGTAAATAGATAACCTAC